CTGAGCTGTGCCAGAAACGCCCAACGTTGGAAAACTGCATTGCTGGAAATCGCGCCGATTATCTTCGTCGCGCTGTTCTGCAAAGAAATCGAAACTCTTCAGAAACGGACGGAAAAATCCGGGTACACTCCGGCCGTCCGTGTCGACGGATCGTCCGATACTGGGATCGGACAACAGCTTGCGAGCTACTACCCCGACGTCGAATTCTACGATTACACGAAATCGGTCGAGCGTGCGGTCCATTGCGCAAAAAAACCCATCCCGAACTACGACTTGACGTTTTCATACTCAGGGGAAAACGCCGACTCCTGCCGTCGGGTTTTGGCTTCCGGCGGGAAGGTCGCCGTCGTTTTCGCCGTCATGCCTGCATCGGAATCGCAAAACCGGCCATCGGCGCTCCCCACTGGGGATTTTGAAGGCTACGAAATCGTCGACGGTGACAAGCACGACGCGAGATTCCGTGACACACGGAAGCCGAAAGGCATAGTTGTCGCCTTATCCCTAAAGGGTTCCGATGTACCGTTCGCTGAGGTAGTGCGTCGCGCCGGTATCTTTGCAGTCCCTGCCGACCGTCGCACGTTCTAACACACCCACAAGCCTCGCCCATATGGGCGAGGCGCCACGTCCACAGCAAAGGAGGTAACACCGCATGGAAAGCCATGAAACTAAAGGCTATTGGGCTTCAATGGATCACCTAACCCAAGAAGAAATTCAGGCCCTCAATAGAGCTTGGGAACAACTCGAGAAACTCGTCGATTTCTGCGGCGAAAGCCACAACCTAAAAACTTGCCTATGGCACGAATGGACAACACGTGGCCAACGTTACGCTAAGCTCTTACTTCTCCAGGAAGTTGCAGCGGGACTCAGAGACAAGGAGGTTCATATCCTCCCCAAAATGGGACACCAGCACGTCGGGTGTCTCTGGGCGAGGGCGCTTGGTGTGACAGGGGGAGATACCTGGGGGGCTTGTCACCCTGAGGAACTGGAGGAGTTTCGCGAAGCTATTCCAGCTGCACTAAAGCTCCTGCGAGGGTCGATCAGATTCATACCGTGGGACAATCGGCCAACTCTGCAACCGTAATCGAAACGCCTCGCCCGCATGGGCGAGGCGCCACACCACAACCAAAGGAGAGAGACCATGTACATCGCCACACTACAGATCGACTACTACGGACCAAGCAGTGACCACATCATACACAGCGTCCACGACTCCAAAGCCAAAGCCATCGAGGCGGCAGAAGAGATTGATGCAGGCACCGTGCAGGACGGGGTTATGCGACTAGGCCACAACGAGTACTCCCGCAGCGGCTGCGCCCTTGTAGTGGTCGACAAGTTCCGCGAAGGCCATGATGACGAAGCGGTGATAGAGGGATGCGCGGAGATAAACGCCGACTCGGTAATCGTCCGGGCTCCCATGGCGTTCTTCGATACGCTGGTTTGTGTCCCGGTCGAGTAGAGACCGTCACCACGTTCACCACACACCACAAAGGAGAGAGACCATGACTGAGCTAAAAACGTTCCGGGTCAGTAAGCCAAGCTGGGTCGCAGCGCTCCAGATTACCCACTGCGGCGACGAAGTCGTGTGGAGCTACCACCAAAAAAGGTTAGTCTTGGCCAACGGCCCCCACGACACCTTCGAAGCTCGAAGCGAGCACGACAGCTGGGACGACGCCTTCGAAGCGTCGAAGAAGCACGACGTCGGGCCAGCAGGATTTAACGAGCTGTCCCGTCAATTTCGCGCCCTCCGAGTCGCCGGCAAGTTCTTCGCGGACGAAAACACATTGATACAGGCTTTCCTGCGGGACGTCGGGCCAGCAGGGGTAGCTGTCAGGGACCCTAAGAAACAAGGCTCGACCGAACCAGGTGAGTTGCTCGTATGCGTCCCCGCCAAGGAAGACATGGTTCCATCGAAATCATTGTAACCACACACACACACAAGCCTCGCCCACGTGGGCGAGGCGCCACACCACAACCAAAGGATGCAACTGATGAACGCGCGAAACATATTGACGGAGAAACCGATAGACAAGACAGGGCCATGCGAAGAGTGCGTCTGGGCGGCTCAGAGCGATGTTTGTTTAGGAGCCTGTAGAGAGTGCTCGGTCAAAGACCTCATCAGGTGCCCTATAGCCGACGTCGAATGCCCCGAATGCAACGGCTACGGGTACCACGCTTTCGAGACAAACTCGTATGCTCACCCGCCTCTCGAAATCCAGTGTGAGGATAGCTGTGACTGTTGCGCGATCCGTAGAGGCCACGGGCCGGGAAAGAAAGCAACCGACACCGATGCTGCGCTGCTCTTTGTCCACGACCTCGAGCTGGGCGTGCCGCACGCTCGAGCAATCGCTCGTGAGCTGTTGGAGACAGAGCTATGATCCAGCACCAGGCGGTGATCCTCGGCGTCCTGGCCTTAGCCGCCCCCGCAACAGCGGGGCCGGAAGGGCGGTACTCCGAACGTCAGATACTCGACGCTATCCGGCAAGTGGAGAGCGGCGGGCGAGACGACTGCCCAGACGGTGACGGGGGCCGTTCCATCGGGCCGTACCAGGTCCAGCGCGCCTACTGGGAAGACGCGACGAGCTTCGACCCATCGCTTGGCGGCACGTATCAAGACTGCCGCAAGCGGGGCTATGCGGAGAAGGTAATCCGGGCCTACATGCGGCGGTACGTCAGCGCAGCGTGGACGCGCCTCGACGCGGAGCGCATCGCACGTACTCACAACGGGGGACCGAGGGGTGCCTCAAAAACATCGACCATCGCGTATTGGAAGAAAGTGCAGGCGGAGCTTCAGAAGTCTAAACCCCGCAACTAACACACACCACGAAAGGACGCACCATGCACCACTACAACTCCTCGCATTCTTACTGGATCACGGCGGCCGCCGCTCGCTTCTTGCGGAGCCACAGCCCGTCAGTCGTAGACTCCGAGCCCGACGGGCGCTTCGAGCTGAGAGCGTCACCGGAAACAATCTCGGCTCTAAAGCAAGGGCTGCAACTGTCCCGGTCTCGAGGTGTCCGCTCGAGCCTGCGAGCTGCCCTTTCACGGTTCTCGCCTGCGGACGTGTTGCCGAGAAGGGAGCCGGGGCCGCGAACCTACCTGCTCTGGAAGCGAGCCAGGACTCGGAAGTACTTGGTTAAGGGGTACCTCAGGGGGGAGGCAGAGGACACTTGCAGGCTCGAGTACTACCTGCGATCAGCGGCAAGGCGAGAGGGGCGCCTGAGGGTGCTCGAGGCAACCTCGGCTGGCGACGCACGGAGGCAGCTGCAGGAATACGAATCGGGCGAGCGATCCTACGGAGTGACTTCAGGACAGGGCACAGAGACCGGCAAAGACCACGACCACAGCGCTACCGGGCGGAAGACCTCGAGGGCTATCGGGCTGGGGCTGTCTGGAGCAATGGCCGTCTGGAGGGTAGTCGGCTGGGGTGTCGACCCGCGAGAAGCCCTGACCCGTCTCGATTCTCCTCGACTTCCCGCGCAGAACGGGCTATAGTCTACACGTCAACCGCATCAACAGCACCACGAAAGGCAGCCAAATGCACAGCCGCAAACCGCTCGACAAGCTTGGGAGGATAGACCTAAGCGGTCTCCGCTTCGACATCGAGCCCCTCAAGTCGTCAATTCGCACGGTCAAAACCAACACGGAGGGCTTCTCGGAGCCGAGCTCGAGCACCGAGAACCTGCTCGACATCTGCGAGGAGCTGGACGTGATCATCGACCGGCTGACGGAGCTCGCGGGCAAGACCCCCGATTGGGAGGAGCCTACGGTCGCCTATCCTGACGACCGAGACCAAACGTAACACACCTCTTTGGGCCGGGGCTGCCGAGAGACGGCGGTCCCGGCAGTTCACAAGCCCATATCTCTGGGGGTGGAGGTGTTGTTATCCGCCGCCTTCACCCCCCACTAAACACCACGTCCACCTCAACTTGCAAGGGAGCCAGCCATGCAGAGCATCAAGTCCCGGATCGTTGACCGAAACACCAGGCGAGTCCTCTTCGAATCCGTGAGCTCAGAGCCAATGTCCAACGCGCAGCTCGCCCAAGAGCAGACAACCTTGGGTTACGACCCCTACGGATACGGCTGTTCGATCACCCCAAACGCGCTCCGACGAGAGGGCGAAGACTACGTGTATTCGTGGACGTGTAGTGGCAGTTGCGACTAAGATTTGGCGTGCGCCAAGCGGCGGCAACCTAGGCCCTACTGCCGCTCGACCCGGCCTTGATTTGTGGTGGATCTTGGCCGGGTCATTTTTTTTCCCGCCACACACACACACACACAGAGGGCAACGATGAAGCACATTGGACCAACAACCGACGATGTTCTGCGGTCGCTGACTGCAGGCAACTCAGCCAAGCTGAGCGACCTCCGCGAGATTGGCACCGCTACCAGCAGCAAGCTGAGCGATCTCTGCCAGGGGGTGGACGCCTTGTGCGTCACCCTGTCCGTGATCTCAGAGCAGGTTGGGGGGCTGTCGGAACAGCTCCGCGAGATCGCCGCCGAGAACCGGAGAGCCGGGAGCTAAAGCTCCCTCTTTTTGACCCTGAGGCGGCGGCCAAACTTCTTGACCAATTCCTCGAGCCAGTGGGTCTTGGTTGTCTTCTGCCTAAGGGCGAGCTCGTCGATCAGGTCGTGGACTTCCGAGTCCAGTTTGGCGTGAAACCCGCGCCAATTCTTTGGTCTTCTTGCCATAGGCACAGTATACACGCGAGAGGTAAGACGTGAAGAAGAAAGCCGCCATCGGTATAGACCCCGGAGTTAGTGGGGCCGTTGCCTGTATCTCCGAGGACGAGCCGCCCAAGGTGACTCCGTGGACCACGACAGCCGATGCGTCGACTGTCCTGAGAGACTGGGCTTGGCAGCACGGGGGCGCCTTCGCCCTGCTCGAGAAGGTCCACGCGATGCCCGGACAAGGCGTGAGCTCCACCTTTAAGTTCGGGGTCAACTATGGCGAGTGGCGCGGGCTGCTGACCTCCCTCGGGATCCCTTTCGAAGTGGTCACTCCGCTCACCTGGCAGAGGGCGATGAGCTGTCAAACCAAAGGCGATAAAAACGTGAGTAAGCGCCGAGCTCAAGAGCTGTTCCCGGCCCTGAAGATCACGCACCGCACAGCCGACGCGCTGCTCATTGCCGAGTACAACTGGAGGCACAGAGGTGGATAAGCAAGAACTCGCCCGGTGCTCCGCCTGCAGAGGGCAGAGCGCCGAGCTCTACTACTGTGAGAGGCTTCGCGGCCATGTGTGCAAACGTTGCAAGCGGAAGATCGAGACGCGAGGCTACACCGAGGAACTGGACTTGTCAGAGCTGTTCGGGCGCCGCCCTAGTTAGGGTCGGGGCCGTATGCTTGGACTGTTATTTAGCAAGGCGCTGGGGCAAGCAACCATTACAGATAGACACAGGAGATACAGATACGATGACAGACACGGACTTAGCCGTACCAGGAGAGCAAGCCTTGACGGTGCCCACAGACGACGGCGGCACCTCGCAGGTTGAGCTAATCCTCAAGCGGAGGGAGAACGTGGTCTCCCTTATGCGTCAGGCTATGAGCGAGGGCGTCCACTACGGAGAGGTGCCGCACACAAGGGGCAAGAAGTCGCTCTTCCAGCCGGGGGCTGACCTGCTGATACAGCTTAGGAACGCCAGCGCGAAGGTCGAAACCATCGAGCGTCTCAACCTCGACAACGACCACTACCTCTACCGCTCCCAGGCTACGATTAGCAGCGGCAATCAGAACTGGGTAGCCGAGGGGACCGCGAGCTCCAAAGAACGCCGGTACTGGCGGTCGGGCAAGCCGTCCGACAACCCGACCGATTTGGACAACACGGTTTGCAAAATGGCGCACAAACGCGCCAAGGTTGCTGCAGCTCTGCTGATGTCTGGAGCGAGCGACCTCTTCACCCAAGACATCGAAGACCTCAAAGCCAACGGAGTGATCGACGCCGGACCGCCTAAGATGTCGGCACCCTCGAGGGCAGAAGCAGAGCCTCCGGGAGAGGGGATCACGCGAAACCAGATGAAGGCGCTGCACGCCGGGGGGAGTGCGCTTGGGTGGAGCCACGAAGATCTAAGCCTCAAAGTCTGCAGCCGCTTCGGCGTCGACAGCCTGACGCAGCTCTCCGAGGCTCAAGCCGAGCTCGCCTTGAAGAAGTTGAGGAAGAACGTCGAAGAACTCTCGGATCGCAAGGTGCGCACCGCCTCGACCGAGGAGAGGAAGAACGAGGAGCTCGACAACATGCAGTTTGACGGGCTCGACTCGGCGCGTAGCGCAGTCCGCAAGATATACGACTCCGCCAGGGACAGAGCCAAACAAGACCCAGCCTTCAAGCGGGCCTTAGACTCGGCCTTCGGCGGGGCTGATGTCGCGGCGCTGATAAACGACACGACGCAGCAGGGTGAGCTGAGCAACGTGTCGGCCCTCCTCGAGGGGATTTTCAACGACCTGAAGCCAGCCGAGGCGGACGGGGGAGGAGAGTCAGAGTCAGACGAAGCGTACTACGCCAAGCTCGAGGAACTCGACGAGATTGGTGAGCTCAACGATTGGGAGAGCAAGTTCGTCGAAGACCTACTGGGCAAGAAAGGTCAGTACCCCCTCTCGCCGAAGCAGAAGTCCACAATCCTGAAGGTCCACCGGGAGTCTCTGAGTTAGTCGGGAGCTCTACCAGACAGGAGCTGGACCTCTGGACCGTAAGAGTATCCGGGGGCCAGCTCCAAACCTTCCCGCGCCGAGCTAAAATCTGCCGGGGTGTACTCGTTCGAGGGCTTTGTCTCTCCGAGAACCCCGACTCGTTGCAGCCCCTCCGCCACGAGCTCACTGCAGAACAGACTCGACAAATCCTCCTCATTCTTCCCGCCCCATCCGTCGTAGGCTGCCCGTATCAACTCGAGCTTGGATTCCTCATACGGTCGCCCGCGCATCTCCTTCCGAAAAGAGCACAGGCTCCGAAGTTGGGCAGAGTCGAGGGCCGGGCTCAAGTGCCGTACGAACACCTCTCCGTCGTAAGTCTTGAGCCTCTCCGAAAGAGCTACCAGCTGGACTCCCTGAGTAGCCTCTCCCGTGAGAGCCCCTGGCACGTCGGAGAGCGTCGTCGACTCGAAGAGGAGAACGCAATCGAGCTCCGAGCTGTACAGCAAAAGCCCACAGTGGGAGTGCCGCGACCCCGTGAACCACTTGATTGTGGAGGATATCGCCCCCTTGCCCCCGAAGAGGAGGACGTCTCCACTCCGAAACTCGGATCGAACCGTCTCTGCGTAGGGCACGGGGGGTCTCCTGTATAGGAAGCGTCTTAACTCCACGAAAGATCCTACCCGCGCCTTACCACAGGCTGTCGCTTTTTCGCCCCAATCTGTCGCTTTTTCACCCCAGGCTGTCGCTTTTGAGGGCCGGGCATTCCGTTCTGAGGGCCGGGCATTCCGTTCTGGGGGCCGGGCATTCCGTTCCGAGGGGGCAAAAAAAGGCTGCCGAGTTAGAAGGAGAGTGTCCCGAAGGGGGTCACTCACTCGGCAGCCAAAAAAAGATGGGTCACGACGAGTGACCCGAACGAACCGATTCGTTAAAATAGCAATCGCATTTGCAGGCACTTTCCGTACGACCCCGCGCCTAAGACCCTCAGGCGTGGGGTTTTTTTATTCGGAGCTCTGGTCGCCCGACGGCCCCGACTAGTCGGGTGACCGTCGGGTAGTTGTTTGTTAGGGCCTCGCTGTGGAGGACGAATCTCATTGCCCCCCTCTTGACAGACTTACGACTTTTCGTTACGCTTACTTCGCTGCGCGCGACAGCGTGCTCGCGAAGAAGCTGACTAAAACACTCCTAAGTGCTACTTATCCTCAGCAGCCGACCATAAGCCACTTCTGGGTTGACCGCTGACCACTCCCGACCACGGAGCCGTAGGTGCCCCTCGGCACGCAGCGCTGTCAGCGACTTGGTGATCCGGGTCTCTGTTATTTCTGTCTCCGAAAACGCCCGGATCATCTCTCCCTTCTCGAGGGGGCCGAGCGTCCGAACGTGCTCATACACGGAGCGCTTCGAGTCTTCGATTGGCTTAGACCTCCGCTTGGAGGCCTCAGATCGCTCTCTAGCGGCCTCGATTGCGTCCTCCTCAGCCAGATGGACCTTGGTCAGGCTCTGCCCGTCCTGGCGAGCGTGGGTCGTTTGGAAGGCTACCCGTCCCCCCGACCCTATCCCGCGACCCCCGCCAGCAACGAACTCTACCGGGGCCGAATCGGGGCCTTCGCCCGCGACCGTAGCCACGAAGAACGCGTTCGCATCAGTAGCCGCCCCGAACTCAGTGGAGCCGCGAGCGCTCAGCCCGTCCCCGTGCTTGGCCTGGTGATGGAGGCCGATCACCGCCGACCCCTCACCCAGAGCTTCCTTGAGCGGGACCAGGAAACCACGGGTGAACTTCCGCACCTCCTCCGAGCTCTTCTCTGGAGCCGAGTGGAGTCCCGCGAGGCTGTCGACGATTACGACCTCAGGGCGAGGAGAGAGCCCGACGACATGGTCAATCCAGAGCCTCTGCTGTTCGGGCTTTGTTAGGTCCAGCCCACGGGGGAAGCAGGCCATGAACTCACACCCATCGCTCGGGAACCCGTGCCCCACTCGGACCTCCTCGGAGTACCGCCGGAAGTCCTGGGAGCCCATCTCCTGGAACCAAGCAACGCGCAGCTTTGGGCAGTCCTGCCCCAGGAAGGGAACGCCAAGAGACCAGCTGTAGCTCAGAGCCAGGAAGAAGAGGGTCTTGCCGCTCTTCTCACGGCCTGAAACGATTGTGAGTCCCTCCCGCAGGGATTGGCCCCAGATGAAACGCAGTGGGGGCACCTGCTGAGTTGCCTCGGTCCCTACTCTCACCCAAGGAGAGACCTCGGAGTCTCCGCCAGTCAGGACCGAAGCCCTGTCGTACTGCTGAACGAGGCGCCTGAGCTCCTCAACCGCCGCTAAGTCCCCGCCCGACAATTTCTGGAGCAAAAGTGCCCCCAGCTCCGGGAATTTCTTTCGAAACTCGGCTGCCCCGTCCCTCCCCTTCTTTTTCAGGACCAGAGCAACCTGATCCTGCAGTCTCGACAGGTACGCCTCGTCCAGGGCGCTGAACCTGTGCTCCCCTTGCGGAACATCCAGGTACGAGAGCGCCCGGAGCAGGGGGTCATAGGAAAACGTGCCGTTATCCTCCATCCGCGTCTATCTCCTTCCTTATAGCGCGAGAACCACCAGCGAGAAGAGCCTCACAAACGTCTGGGTAGCGGCCACTCCACTGCCGAACCGTAGCTCCCCAGCGCCGCGCAGCGCTGGCCACGCCCGAAGCGGCGCAGGAACCGACATAGTCGCCATCTCCGCACACGACGATTCGGCGACCACAGACCCAGGGGCCGATCAGGTCGACGAGGGATCCGCAACCAGGCGCGGAGACTACGGTGTCCTCCGTGCTTAGACAGAGGGCGAGGTAGTCGCTCGCGCCTTCGGCGACCAGGATAAGACTCCCAGCTTTTCGAAAGAAGGCTCCGCCGCATGTTGTGGTCCCGCCGAGAGTCTTCCACTTGATCTTGTGTTCGGAAACTGCCCGGCCCTGCATAGAGACAACTCTCCCTTCCCGCCGAAGTGGGACCACGAAACGGTGCCGCAGGAGTTCTTGAGACTCTTCCGGCGGGAGAATCCCGCATTCGCCGCTTTTGAGCACGTCGAGAAGACCACGGGAGCGAAGGTAGGCGTAGATTTCCTCGTCGGAGTCCTTCCGAGTAAGCACCCGCTTGCGGGCCGACTCCCAGAGAGCTTCCACCTCCTCGGTAGACCTGGGACGCACCCGCTTCGTGCGTAGGGGGGCGAGCGGTTGAGATTCGAACACGCCGAGCTTCTGCTTCAGAGCGGAATAGGACAGGCGCTCACCACAATTCTTGCAGTCGAACCCCCCGTCGACCCACACCGCTGCCCGCTTCCGCTTGTCGGAACACAGGGGGCACGAGAGGATGAACTTGCCATTGCCCCTGTCCGTGAGCTCGGCCCCGGTCCTCTGCAGTAGCTCGACGATCTTCACACCCCGGCCTCCGACAAAAAAACCGCCAATCATGTAGGCGGCAGGACGTTCGGCTGTTGTCAGGGCGAAAAGTGTAGACGGGGGGTCAGCGCCGAGTCAACCTTCTTCTTGACACAGATCCTTGAGCATCTGCTCACTGTCTTCCATAAAGAACGCCATCTCGTCGATAGCCTCTTCGAATTTCTCCCCTGCGACCCGCCGCCACTCCGGGGATCGGGGAGAGTCTTCCTCGTCGTCTGGATCTAACCCCTTCCAAGCGCGGAGAACGTGCGCTATCACATGCCGCGGGAGGAACACATTCTGAGCACACCAGGGGCACACGGGCGAGTCATAAAGGAGCAGCGGCTCCTCGGTTAGAGACCCACAGCAGGTGCAAACGTCTAAGGTCTTACCCTCCACCTCAGCTACCCGTGTTCTTGATCACCTTGCCTGAATCCTGGAACGCACGGGCGAGGGAGCACAGTTTGGCCTTCGGCTGCGTACCTTCGAACGCCTTGCGGACTCGCTCAGGTGCGCGTTCCATAGCGACTCCTCGGCTCACAGTGGGTTCAGGAGGCTGGCTTGGCTTTACCTCCAGAATCAGAGAGATTTCTGGGTTCTTCCCTGGCTTTCCTGGCTTTCCTGGCTTCTTCCCTGGCATCCTGCCTCCTCTGCTCTTGAATGATTTCTTTCGTATCCTGGCGCTGGAATAGCCCCCGGATCCGGTGCTCGTTTGCCTCAAATTCTAACTCCGCGTCCTCGCCGATTGCCTTAAGAAACTTCTGGTTGAGCAGCCAGAGCTCCCATTTCTTCTTGAGCCTCTGGCGCGTGCGCCGCCGGTAGAAGTTCGCACGCTTGTCAGGATCGGAGAACCACTTCTGGAAGCGTGTGCGCCCATTGCGGGCGCTCTCCAGCCGATTGACGCACGGGCGGCAGCGACCGCCCGAACAGTGCGGAGCCTCGGTAGTGCCGCACTCCTTGCAGCGCAAGTCACCGCGTCTCTTCGCCCACGCTCGCGAGGTCGAGGTCCGTGTGGTACCCGTTCCGCTTGAGGAGGTTTTCGACTGCGGCCTCGACTGCCTGGTCTTCGTCGAGGTTGAGGTAGACACAGACGCGGCGGATCTTCCTCTCGGTTCCTTCCGAGATCCAGGCGACAATCCCCTTCTTCGGAGACCGGAACGGTTTGTCTGGGATTCCATGTTTACGGATCAGCGCCTCCAGCGCAGCATCAAGGTATTCGTCTATGCGATTCGTACAGTCTACGTCGGCACGGTGTAGCTTATAAGCGTCCCGGATATGCTCGCGCAGGCGGAAGGTTGTGAACCTCTGCGGCTTCCCGGTCTCGCTCCTTCGGCTTGCTTTTTTTCCCATAAGAAGGGATTCTAAGCTTCTCATGCGCAAGAAGCGAATAGACAAATTGGCGGAAGCTCTCGACGCGACTCAAGAGTTCGAAGGCTCGCGTGACTGGATCAGGCAGCGCCTGATTGACACCGTCAACTCGAACGACGCGGACACCACGGCGTCCGACAAGAACACCGCGATGAAGACCTTGATACAAATGCAGGGGTTCACCGCCGACTCCGTCCAGGAGCTCCGTTCAAAGAGTTCCGTAGAGCTGGAGCGGCTCACAAAGGAGATGGTCATCCCTGTCCTCCGTCAAATGGGGGCCAGCGTAGACACAAGGAGGCTTACAGATGTCGACTCTTGAAGACGCAGCCAGGGATCTCGTCAACACCTGGAAGAGGAACCGCAAACGCCCGCGGATTCTGGGAACGAAGATCCGGGCTATAGCCGAGATCCTTGACAGTAGCCCCCACCCCGAAGAGCCAGAGGCAGACTTGCCCGCAGAAGAACTCTACGAACGGCTGATGGGGATCGGGAAGCAGAGAGCTAAACGCCCAGCTGACGATGCCCCTCAAGATAAATAGAGCGGACTTCCCGAAGGCTGAACCGAACTGGGATATAGTCCCAAAGTTCTTTCGGGACAGAGAACTCAGCGTCTCGCTCGACAAGCTGACCGCCCGCCCCGACCTTCTCGAGTTGGTGTACCCGGTTTGCGAAGAGTGGATGCGGCGTGCGCATCATCCGGGGCACCTCTACGTCCCCGACGATCACCCGGACAGGAACCAGCTTGGGTTCCACAAGTCGCGTGCAGACAATCGCATGCTCTTTGGCGGGAACCAAAGCGGCAAGTCGAAAGCCGCCGCGTTCGAGGTGAAGTGGTTCCTCGAAGAGAATCACCCATACCAAGAGACGCCAAAAGCTCCGCACATCTACGTCGTCTCTGCGAACTTCCAGACTCACGCGCAGGGGATCTATCGTCATCTCCACGGAGGCACCAAGGCAGACGAGAGCATCCTCAGCGAGTGGGAGATTGCCGGGACTGGGCCTCCCGTCGAGAAGTTCCCAATGCCCCGATGGATCAAGATGAAGAAGGGGGGAATCGTTGAGTTCCTGTCTGCCGAAGGCGGAGGCAGGGCACGTAAGCGGTTCCAAGCTGCAGCCCTCGACCTGATTATTATCGACGAAGAGATTGACGAGGGAGCATACAACGAGCTCATTGTCCGCTGCTTGGCGCGTGGCGGTCGCATCGTCATTTCCGCGACACTCGTGGAATCCTACGAATGGCTGCTCTCCCTCGAAGACGTCGCGGAGTCTGGAGATGGAGATCACCATGTCTTTCGACTCTCCTCGCAGCGGGCTGCCGAAGTGGGGCACCTCCAGGCGAAGCGATTCGCGTCTCTCTTCGGTGTAATGAGCGACGAGAATAGAGAAGTCCGCATGCTTGGGCAGTCGCGGCGAAGACAGGGGCTGATCTACCACGAGTTCTCGGCGCAAAACCATATCTGCGATCCGTTCGAAGTCCCAAAGGACTGGACGCGATACATGGCTATAGACCCAGGCTGGCACACATGCGCGATCCTATGGGCAGCCGTATCCCCCGAAGGGCGTGTCTACTTCTACCGAGAGCGCTACCTCCACAACATGAACTACCGGGAGATCGCCCGTGAGATCTACACGGCGGAGGGATGGCAGGCGCACGGAACGAAGAAGCAGACGCAAGGCCCCCTGTCTTACGAGAAGGACGTCTGGGTGCAGGTGCCAGAGACGGAAGTGATCCATTGCCGCCTGATGGACCCGTCAGGGTTCGGCATCAACACCGAAGGCGGCATGAAGCTTGGAACTCTATTCAGCTCGTTCTACGGTATCGCATGCGCCCCCGCTGTGAACGAAGTGAACTACGGGCTTGAGTGCGTGAAGCAGGGGCTGCGAATGGAGCAAACGAGCGACGGGTGGAGCGACCCGCAGTTCCAGTACTTCAACACTCTGGCAGAAACTTTCCAGGAGATTCGCCGCTACCGCTTTCACCGGGTCGGGGCTGGAGACAGCAAGGCAAACCGCCCGGTAAAGAAGCGAGACCACGCGATGGACGCGATGCGATACATCGCCGCGCACCGTCCGCACTTCATACCAATGGAACAAGTGGTCCGAAGGGGCGGGACTTCCCAGTTCAAGTACGACGAGACAAAGAGCGCAGCGTGGAACTCAATTCAAAAGGCTGAATGGGAGATGCAAGAAAGTGAAAGACTCGGATTCGCAGAAGACCACGCCGGGGGCCTCGGAAACTTCTACTAAGGAACCGTGCTCTTGCGGTTCCACAGAGCACCGCTGCTACAGAGGCTGGTGCATGGAGCAGCTTCCATCTCTCCCCTCACTGCTCGTGATCTTGGCCACGGAACTACTCGACCGCATGGACGCCGTCGAGGACGCGCAAAGAGACCTCCGCAAAAACCTTGTCTTCAAGGATAGGCGGATCACCGAAGTGAAGGAAGCGGTGAAGGAGCTCAGGAAAAAGCCGCCGCGCAAGCCGACGAAACGCGCTACTGCCCAGTAGGTTGAGCCTGGGCATCCCTGCGGAGGCGAAGAACCTCGCTGAATGCTCTGTTGAGCTCAATGAGTGCCCGAACTTCCGTCGCGTCCAGGTTATTGGGGTCTTTGCCTCGACGGGTAAGATACGGGCTTGTGAAAGTACCCACCAAGCCCTTCCTCCTTCCAGCGTTGAGCTCTCGTCTAAGGCGCCTTTTTGCGTTGTAGACCACGCCCGTCACATGGTCCCACGACTGAATATTGAATCCGACCAGGGTCTGGAGGAGCAGCTCCTTAGAGATCCCAGGGAGCAGCTCCCTGCGCCGAGGGTCGTCGAGCTTCTTCAAGACGCCCAGCCCACGAGATAGCGGGGACTTCCTCAGCAGCCACTCGACGTAGGGGTCCATCCGGTACTGCGAGCCTGTCCCTGACCGAGGATCGATTTCCTCGAAGGCGAAGGCCTTTTGAAGCCAGCCAGGGGCGCGACGAAGAGAGGGCGGAGCCTTTCCCCTGAGCTGCTCGATGGGGCGGTTGTAGAAGAAGTCTCGTCCGGCGACCGCCTCGAGGATTCCGACAATCGGGGGCGAGAGGAAATGGGTAGCGGCTGTGTGGGCAACCCTGAGCGCTGCTCCACCGACCCCGGATGACTCCTGCTCCGTTCGAAAGTCGAAGCGGGCGAGGTCTTGGATGGGGAGCGGCAGTCCAGAGATCGCCTGCTCTCTCCCGCTTTCTGTCCGTGTGAAGGGAATCCCCCCGTAGCGCCGAATAAAAGACGGAGTTCCAGACGAGCGTTCGAGACCGGGGGCTTCGGTAGTCGGCGCGGCAGCCTTAGCCATCAGCCGGAACACCTTAGGGTTCTCCGCAGCGCTAGAGGCGAGCCAGGGGAGGACGTTTGAGGTCCAGCGATAGAACAGCATCATCCTGTTTGGAAATTTGCGCTCGAAGTCTGTCAGACTCGAATAGTCGAAGAGGTGCTTGTTGACGAGCCGAAGAGCCGCGACGTCGTCGAGCCCTTGGTACTTCTTGGCGTGCATGAAAAGCGCTTCGCGTCCAAGGTTCTCGGTCTCTTGCCCCACGCGTCCGCTGATTTCCATCAGGTTCCCAGGGGTCGGCTTCTTCATCAGGTCTTTAACGCTTTTCACTCCCCGCAGCTCGTTCCGAAGGAACTCCTCGGAAAGCGCTCCAGCGAATCCAGCACGCCCTACGTGGACACCGGCTTGCCGCATATATCGCCGATGGGCATCAGCTGCTGGCCCCTTCTTGAATGATCTAGCAAACGCAGCGCCGAGCCCCGCTACGATTTCCGGCGGGCTCATGCCCGCCATACCCATTTGGACTGTGTTTCCCATCGCGTTTCGAACGTGGAACGCGGGGAAGGGCAGAGTCAGAAGCCTAGCGTAGTTGGAGTTTACCCAGTCGAACAGACGACCAATCCCCTCGCTAACGGCTGGCAACGTCTGCTCAAACATGACCCGAGTCGTGTCCTCAGGGAGACGAATGTCTTGGATCTTCGCCTTCCTCAACAGGCTTTGGACCGTGTCCCTGCTGATATTCGGCGACTTCGGTGAGAAGACAAGGTCGCCGCCCGCGTACTTCGGGTTGAAGCTTCTCACAGTAGATGCAGGCAGCCTGAAGATCCCGGCGCGAGTGATGAAGTCCGCGAGGTCGACACCTTCTCCACGCATCCCGAACGACCGGATGTAGGAGTGACCAACGTTAGCGTTCAGGGTACTGAGGTTCTTCGTTACCCAGGCCTCTCTGAGGACTTTGGGAACGTCGAGCTCGAAGACGTCGCCTTTGAACCCCGCAGCTCGAAAGGTCTTGTTTAACTCGGTGGTCAGCTTTCCTCGGAGACCGGCGTTGCGCCCGATTTGAGATGTCTCGAACGTGTTGAGCCGCTCGAGCTCATCGCGCAGCACCTGATCGGTTTTCTTCTTGAGCTTCTTGTTCTTCCGGGCCAACGCCTTCGCCTCTGGAGTCCACATGCGCTTGACGTAGCCAATGCGCTCGTCAGCAAGCAGACTCTCCGAGGGACGAGCTCCGCGCTTGATCTGCTGCAGGGTGGGAATCGCCGTGATCGTCGTCAGGTCGCGAAGGAAGTCGACATGCTCGTCGCTTGCGCTGGTGCCAGACTCGAGGATCGCCTTGCGGATCTTGTCGCTGTCCGCCGCGTCTTGCCCCGTGCGGACGGCCTCTTCGACGTGTTCTGCGGAGCGTTCCCACGCATTGAACAGGCGCTCCCGAAATTCTGGGCTTGAAGAGGAGGCTCCGAGTTGTCTCGCGACTCCCTCCATCGCCTCTGCGGTGTCATGCCCCAGGACGGTGCCCGCCTCTTCGATGGAACGAGCGACGCCCTTCTGCGCTTCGAGGAGAGCCCGAGCCTGCCGAGCTTGCGGCGTGCGACGGAAAGCGCGGTCAAGCTGGCGCCCAAGTGGCCGAGCTCCAGGGAGCTTCGCGGCCTGACGCCCAGCGGCACTGAGGGCGTCTCCCAGGGCACCGACACCGGGAGCCGATTTCCCCCCCCAGATGTCCAGGGGTATATCTTTGCCGCGAAAATTGCGAGTGAAGGGGATTCCGGGGATCCTGAGTTGGAGGAGGCTCCTCTCTCCACGCCTGAGCTGATCCCCAAGGCTCTTCGCGAGATCCGGGCTCATCGCTTCGAGCTTTTTGATCTGCTTTAGAATCTCCCTGGTAGGCCTGTCGAAAACCTCAAGCCTCTTCGCAGCTCCGGGAGTCCCCCTCTTGATTTCCTCCTTAAGCGCACGCTTAGTCGACCTGCCTGCGCGAACCCGAGCTTTAAGAGCCGCCCTAAGGTCGGCTGCTTTTGCGATCTTGCCGCCCTTCGAGGTGAGTCCCCCGACTGGCCCCAGGAAGTTGAAGGGGCTCACGACCATCCCGGTGAGCATTTCCTTGAACGGGAAGCTGCCCTCTGCGGTGGGCTCGATGCCGAGCACCTCCTCGTTGAACTGGGCTTCGGTCATATCCGAGCGGTAGGGTTTCCCAGTGATGATGTGAGCGACCGTTCCCCTGAATGGAGCGTCGACAGCCTCGAAGGCGTCGCTGATCCTTGTCAGGAGACCGGGGCGGTCGTCCACCTCTTCCTGAGCCCACTGCTCAGCAGTCTGCATCCCTTCCTGCGCTCGCTGCAGCTGTCGCTTTGAGGGCTTTCGCTTTTTTCTGGTCTTGCGCTGGGGGCTCGACCCTCCGGGCGAGAGTCCTCCGGAAGCCTCTCTCTCCCTCTGCTCTCGACGAAGCTGAGCCAGCACGCGATCCTGGTATTTTTTTTCAGGCATGGTCTGTCAGATGGTTGGGTCCGAGTAGGGGAACATTACCGACTGTAGAGAGACGGGCCGAACGCGGGGGGGAGGGCAGGAGACGTGGGGGATACCTGACCGCCACCGAGCATCGGGTGCATTACCGACTGCAGGGTAGCTGCAGCTGCCTGCTGGCTTTGGGGGGACAACGCACGGAGGTCGGGGACACCTGGAAATCCGGCCCGGAGGAGGAGATCCCGCCTGAGCACGTCATCAACCGCTGCCCCAGCGACGCCTGGAGGGGGGATGTGGTCGCCCTGGAAAAGTGCTTCAGCTACCTGCCGATGTTGGGGGCCGAACGCGGGAGGGGGAGCAGGGGATGCGGCGGACGCCTGACCGCCACCGAGCATAGGGTGCGTCGCTTTGGCGCGGCGCATCGTGTCGCGAATGAACTGAGCCGGTGCCCCCTCATGCAAGTAACTCCCAACCTCGCTGATCGCGTCCGAGGCGGACATCCCAGGTGGGAGGAGCCCCCCCCTCCCCCGCCACAGCCGAAGATCGCGAGGGCGGTCGTCTCGGAGCATAGGGTGCGTCGCTTTGGCGCGGCGCATCGTGTCGCGAATGAACTGAGCCGGTGCCCCCTCCGGCGCTACGGGTCCGGGCGTCTCTCCGAAGTCAGGGGCAGGGAACGGCCCCAGTCTTGGATCGATCTCTCCGCCTTGATCCCGCCCGAGTCCTAAAGGGGCACTCTCCTGAGTCGCCCCCCCTTGGGCTCCAGTCTCTGCCGCCCCCTGATCGGAGGAGCCCCAGAGCCTATCCCAGAACCACCCAAGGTCATCAGCCATCGCGGCGGAGATCTCGCGGTTCTTCTCTGCCCCCCAATCCCAGGCATTGCTGGCATGAGCACCAAGCATCCAAATGGCGCGTCCGAGCGCAGACTGCAGATCCTCGTTGTCAGGATGGATTGGTACCTTAGCATGCCTATTAGGGTCATCGAGGACATCAGCAGCCTCCTTCCCCTCAGCAATGCGGCGGGCCTTCTCTTCTTCCTTGGTTTCACCCCCTGTCCCCTGCGCTGCGGAGCCCGTGCCTGTCCCCTGCGCCGCGGGGTCCGTGCCTGCCCCCCCGGCGAGGGCGTTATTGACGCCCAGCTCCTGAACTGCCCGACTCACGAGGGTGTGGGCATCTTCCGGCCTCCCTGCGCTTGCCAGGCCCAGGCGCACATACGCCTCGAGAGCGCTTCCGGGGTAGAGCTCGGAAACTACGTCTTCGAGCCCCAACGAGAGGACGTTGCCAGCCATCTTGATCAACTCGCCGGAATCGACGGAGTTTACGTTCCCGACGTCTATCGCCTCTCTGAGGGTTTTGCGCCGCTCGTTACGAATCTTCTCTTCCAACTCCGCCGCTGCTTTTCCTACCCTCCTTGTGTCTTCCTCCGTGTGGCGCTCCTTCTCATAGGCAAACCTATCTTTGGCGAGCTGGTCCCTTTCCTTGGCACGTGCGTCCCTTGCCTTCTCCAGCTCTCTCCTAGCCGCTTGCTGGAGTTCGGCAGTCTTGGCGTTTTTGTAGCGCAACCCAATATCGGCAGCGCCGAACATCGTCCGCCCTATCGAATTCACGAGCTGGAGGATGTCGTTGAGATCGTCGTTCTGGCGGCGAGATCTCGCCGCCGACGGCGAAACCTGGGTTCTTCCCGCGCTGATACCTGGAATAGCCATATGCTCACCCCTTGTTATACGGTTCGAAGCTGATCGGCCCTGCGTGGAGGGGCTCTATGCCAGACTCCTATAATCCAGCCCAGGACCGCCAAGGAAGCTCTGGTCTGGAAGGAGATCATAGTTCGCAGGATGTCCCATGGAGTTGCCTGCAGGCGCGGAGTTGTACTGCGCTGGCCCTCCCCCTGTCCAGTCGATCCCCTGCGACGTGTCAGGGGCTTCGTCGTCTGGATCGCCCCAAAGGCCAAGGGCTTTGGAAAGGAGTCCCATGCCCATCGCGCCCGCGTTTAGCCCTTGCTGGAGGTCAGACTGCTGACCACCGCCCAAGCCACCATAGGGATTCGGCGAGCCAGCCGACAACGCAGGCGCCCCTCCCTGGGCTCCGCCAGGCATCCCCAGAGTGGGTGGCCTCCACGGCTGTCCCGGTACCCCCGGTTCGTCGTCTCCCATGAATTTTCCCGCCATCGACATACCGCCGCCCGCCGCCGCTGCGATCAAACCCATCGTCGCTGGATCCATTGTAAGTCCTATCCCTTATGGGGTTATGGGGGTCAGTAGGCCCTGGAGGTCAACCTGGCCTCTCGGAATTAAGTGTGTCTGGGCTAACTGCATCGCCATCTCCTGCTGACGCCTCTGCTGCTCGAGATCAAGCCCAAGTAGGTCTTGCAGCCCCTGTCTCTGGAACTGATTACGGAACCCGAACTCCTCGCCGATCTGCCGACGCATCTGGTCAGCCACGCCACGCCGCACGTTCGCAGCCTGCTGCGCCTGCGCCATGGCCGGAAGGCTGCCGACCAACCCGCGAGACGCCATGTCTTGCTGTATTCTGCGCCGAGCGTCGAGCGCCTGCCTGACCCCCTCAGCCTGCAAGCCTGCTCGCCGAGAAGCGATGTCTTGGGAGCTGAACGGGTCAGCTTGCGCCCGCCTGGCGAACTCCTGCCGCAGGAACTGGATTGACTGCTGCGGGGTAGCCCCCGGCTGAGGAGCGAACCCCGGCTGCGGAGCGAACCCCTGCTGAGGAGCGAACCCCTGCTGAGGAGCGAACCCCTGCTGAGGAGATCCTGGGAACCCTGTGTGAGGAGGCGGCGACGTGGGATGACCGAGCAGCGAGGAGATCTGCTGCGCAATAAGCTCCTGAGCCTGGTCCTGCTGGACCTCTGCGATTTTCTGGTTCTCCTCGCTCTGCCTCGCAGTGAGCAGCCCGAGCTCGTTCTTCCTCAACCCTCGATCCGGGACGAGTTTCGCGAGCTCTGGCCCCAGCAGGTTTCGCTGCCTGATCGCTTTCTTGTTCGGACCCTTCTTCCGCCGATGCTTGTCCATCCGCGTAGTGCCGCCCAATGTCGGGTCGACTTGCTCGACTGTAGAATGCCCCCGCTGCCGAGCGGCCTCCCTCTCCCTATTAAACGTTTCCTTTATGGCTTCCTCTGCTCGCCCCCGAGTCGCCTCGTTCCTGTTCCACGGCGACACGTTCGTGCGCCGCTCTTCGGGTAAAAAACCCCACTCGTCGCGTCCGGCGCGTTTGTCGGCGGCGGCTCGAGTGGCGGCTGTCCGAGCCGGGGGAGCGCTTCCTTGCTTCTTATTCTTTCGCCTCTTTTGCCCCGACTGGGCCACAGCCGCTCGCCTGGATTGCTTGAATGCTCGTCTCTGCTGTCTTCGTTCCTGCTTCGACTGGCCTGCGGCCATTCGATCAAGTAACCCCCCCGACTGGCCTTCGGCCTTAATGGCTTGCTTGAGTTTTCGCCCCGTCCCCCTTCGCTCTTGCTTCGACGGGGTCCGGCCTGAACCCGGTCGTTGCTTCGCGTATCCGATTCCTTCTGGCATGGGTCATTCTCCTTGGATCAGGGTACTCAAGTGAGCCCCTATTGAAAATCGAATCAGGCGCTACTCGCCGAGTGCGTTGTGCTCGTCAATAGTCCCGGTGGCTGACGCATGTATCTCCGTCGCCGCAGTGTTCCCCGTAAAGTTGTTCGCTACCACTGTCGTGTCGGCCGCAGTAACCAAGACTCTCAGGCCCTCAGCGTTCCCCCGGCTGTTGCAGCCGGTGATGGTGGTCGCCGTAGCCTGCCCGACCCGGATCCCCTGCTCCCCGTCTGCGAAGGTGCATCCTGAGATCACTGTCGAGGTGGGAGGAGCCCCCCCCGCCACAGCGACGCCGTAATAGCAGTTATTGGTGACGACCCCGCTGATGGACGTGTTCGTCGAGCCAAAGGCGAAGACTCCCTCCCCCAAGTTGTCCGCAGTCATCCCGCGAACTGTTACGGATTCGGTGCTCCCTAAAAAGACCCCTCTGCCGTCGTCTTGCTCGCCGCTCGATCCTACTCCCACAATACTCAGGTCCGAGAGTGTGCTGCTCTTTCCCCCCTGGTAGTCGATCCCGGCGTAGCCCGAGCCTTCAACACCCTCGACAATGACGCCCGACACCACGAAGTGGTCGCCATACAGCCTGATCCCGTTCCCCTCAGAGCCCCCGGCCAGGAAGATCGTTACTCCAGATATTCGGTTGCCAGTGATCGCGTCTGCATCATCCCCGTCGAACCGGATCCCGTCGCCTCCTGGGTAGTAGATCCACACGTCTTCGACAACGTTGTTCCAGAAAACTGGAGTGACGGAGTCCTGGTCGAAGAAAAGCCCATGATCCGCTGGAGAGCGAATTATGACGTTTTGTATGCGAGCCTCGGCGAATGATGATCCGCCTTGCCCGGACAAGAGGCGGATGCCACACCCCGAAGTGTTGTTGTCTTGGTTGCCGTCTACCGTCAGCTCTCTGACTCCGATGTCGCTCTTGGTGTCCGCGAAGATGACGTCTACGTCCTCCCCGTCTCCGAGCGTGATCGTCGTGGCTCCCGCCCCGGACCCAGACAAGGTGACCGACGCCTCCATCTTGATTGCGGCCCCGTCGGAGTCGTGGTCTGTCACAAGGTAGTCTCCGGGGGGGACCACTACCACGCCACCTCCTTGGTCGTTCGCGAGAGAGATCGCCTGGGCGAACGCCGAAGCTGAGTCCTTCTGTCCAAAGGGGTCAGCCCCGTAGCGAATGACATTGAACGCTGGGCGGAGCTCGTCGCTTAGTCTGTTCGCGGGGAGGCTGCCCGTACGAATCGATGTCCCGTCAATCGAGTTCGCAAGAAACGAATCGGGTCGAGAGACGAGGTCAAGGACGCGGTCGAGTTGTCGGTCAACTCTGTGGTCGTCGACTTCGAAAACTTTTCCCGCGAGGTTTCGTGGTCGACGTCTGCTCATGAGGGCCTGTCGGAAAGGATAGCCTGCACGGCGTAGGAAAAGATTTCCACGGGGCCTGAGCCCTCGAAGCGCAAACGGATTTGCTGCGACTGGGCAGACACCCTGCCTGCGAAGTGCGAGTAGCCCGAAGAGTCGTGAGTCCCAACTAAGTAGTCGGATTCGTCCTCGTCGAAACGGGCGTGGATGTTGAAGACAGAGCCGCCGGTCTTCTTGACGCAGTCCACACTGCAGTCGCCCCAGTGCTTGTTGCGTGCCGGATGGTTCCTGTCGTGCTTACCAGTCCTCCACTCCCAGTCGATTGCCGTACCCCCGTCGTCTTCCCCTCCTAACTGTGCGAGACGCCCGTCTGAGAACCCGAGGAGTGTTATCTCTTCGTCGTCCCCAGAGTCGCGGATCGAATCGCCGCAAGTTAGGCCAGTGATCTTCCATTCGAACCAGGAATGGTCAGACACCTTCGCCGAGTTGTCGTAGAAGTAGACGAGCAGCTTGTCGACAGAGCTCGACGTTGGGGTCGACGCATAGAGCCAGCCAATCGCCCCGAGTTCCGGGATGTCTATGGCCTTGATCTTGTGGTCGAGGCTCGTGTTCCGGTTCTTCCAGTCCGTCTGAACCCTGCCGCTCAATTTCACGGGGCGCTGGAGTGGATAGAGGTAGATTCCGAGATCAGACGCCATGTAGACGCCTTCGTCTCGTGACACTCCCCCGTAGGGCGAGATGCATCCGCGATTCTCGATAGTCTTTCGAAAAGAGAAGTCCCGAACTGAACCGCCAGTCAGGAGCCATATTGAGCTGCGGGTCAGAATCGCCCACGCAGCTTGATACGCATGGATAGAGCTCACCTCGTTGTCTGCCGTGAAGAAGCCGTAAGGCGTGACTCCCCCAGACTCCGTGAAGTACAGGTTGTTCGGTTCGGCAGACGTCGTCGCCAGCATGACGTCGTTGTTCCAGCTAATGAAGTCGAACTCTGGCAAGTCCGAATCAAAGCTCTCAGGGGCTATGAAGTCCAGCGACCTCATCCCGTCGTCTTTCTTGTCGAGGTAGGTGCTAACCCCGTCCTCTGCAATCTCGTCTACGAGGAGCCAGTCCCCTTCTGCCGCGTCGATTCGCCGTCTGTATATCCGAACCTTGTCCACCCTCTCGTCGTCAGTCTCGCTGAGGGAAGACAGCTGGATAGACGAGCTCTGGTTCTCCAGGTCGAGCGCTGTAGTCTCTGCAGAAGAGGGCGATTCCAACCCCCAGCTGCTGGAGTAGTACGTCACCTTGTAGGAGTAGGTGCCGTCTGGGTCGAGATTCCCTACGGCAGAATTCGAAGCGACGGTCGGAGCTGGAGACGGCGGATCGATGAGCCAGTTAAAGAGACCCGTCCCGTCTGTGGCTTTTGGCGTTCCCCCGTGGGCGATGTACACCTTGTTGTTCGCCGTGACGAACTGGGCTATCTGCCCAGACGTGAGTCCCCCGTCGCCAATCGCTGTCCATGTGATTGGATCGGCGGCGCGGTCAACTTTGTAGAGCTGAGCTCCTGCCTTGACGAGAAGGAGATTGGATCCGTCGCTAAGGACGTAGTCGTGGATTCCTTCGATAGCCCCGCCGTTCGGGGCCGTTGATATTCCCTTCAGCCCCGGACGAGTCTTGAGGGCTCCCTCGTCAGGTTGAAGGTTGAGGGCAACCTCCGCCTCATCGAAGCGGAGAGACCGAGACAGGACTCGCGTCGACAACCCCACGAAAGGAGCCGTCGCCGTGGTCATCTCGTTGGAGACGATTGCGACCGACACTCATGAACTCCTTCAGAAGGCGGCGTGAGGATCGATGCCCGTGTGGGTTGGTTCACCCGCCCGCCGCACCGCGACCGACCGGACCTTCGCCATTTCTTCGTTGTAAACATCTCGGAAGCCGTCAGCCTTCAGGAACGAAGGCTTCGCGAGCCTCACTCCGTAAAGGACGACAGCATTGTGAAGGTCGGATGGCACTTCGGGCAGCGTGTCGGCGTCGTCCCCCAGTTCCGTTGGGGCCTGGATATACCACAACCGTGCTGTGTAAGTTCCCGACGGCCTTGCGACCCCGAACTCGGTCCCGTGAATGAAGTAGAGATCTGAACCTTGAGCTCCCTTCGCCCCTTGGAGCCTCGCGCCTCCAGCGCCGTCTCGATTTCCGAACGAGACGCTCGCCATGGGAACCCGAGTCTCCCCGAGTATCCTCTCAACGTGATTCACCTGTAGGAAGTCTGCAGGCAGAGCCTGACGAAAATCATTGGACGAGTCTGAGGTGATCGCAAAATCGGTAGACGCCACGAAATCGTTCCGGTTGTTCGCTCGCATCACGTTCGTAATGTGTTCGACACCACGATTGATGAATCGAGCAACCTTGTTCTCGTCCCATGACTGAGCCCGAGGGTCGTCCATGTAGTCGAGAAACATTTCGCGCATCTGAGCAAAGTTCATCTGCGCCTCTCCTGAGACTTGCCGTAGATCCTCTTAGTCCCTGCCTTGGGGCGGTCCATCAGCTGGATCCCGCCAGTCGAGCGAACCCGACCAACCCAGCCGATGGCTATGTCTTTCGATACGTTTCTCGTCAGGTTCTTTCGGCGCTTCGCACGTAGCTTTGCAGCGAGCTCGTCGCGCTTCTCGATGTACTCAATGTACTCCCTGCGAGCCCGTCTGGGATCGAGGGAGCCATTGCGTGTCGTGTCGTGCTTGCGGAGCAAGTCAAGAACCCAATTGCCCGGAGCCCGATAGGAGCCATCGCTGCCTTGGCATCTCATCACCAAGTACAGCAAATCTGAGGCTGGGGAGGTACCCTTGGCTGCACGCCGGTACACCCCCCAGCGCTCCAATACGGGATGCCAGTACAATTCCATGTCGTCTAGTTTTTCGAGGCCGGGAAGAGAGGCCGTTTTACCGGATGGGATGAGCTCTGCCCGAAGGCAGTGACTCAAAAAACGGCGCTCTCTCCTCGGTCTGCCTCGGTTGTAGAGACGACTAAGGCGCTTCTGCGGTAGTTTCGGATTCATACTCTCTGCAACTATGAAATCGACGGGAGGTCGAGGCGACCGTGGGCCGCGCCCTTGTCCGTCACGACGTTGAAGTACCGTCTCCAGGTCGCCTCAACGGCGTCCTTGTTCGAGATCTCTCGGAGAATCGAGCCGTCGACGTCGATCCACTTTGGATCCCCAGTCTGGGCTACGAACATGTGCTGCGTGGACAGGAATACGACAGACCCGGCACATGCGTTATTGTCTCCATCTGCGTTGTGCCCAGTCCACGGCTCGCCAGAGGCTACGTCTAAAGCGCCCGAGCCTGCTTGGCCTCCGCCATCATTACCGTCATGGGTAATACCTGAGGCGTCGCGGTCGACCGCGAACGGAATGTCGTTGTAAAGGACAGCCGAGAATCCGCCGGGCAGGTCAGTAGCGCGAGACTCGACTACGAAACGACGATCTTGCTGCAGGGCCGAGAAGTAACTGTTTCGGTACTGGTGACTCGTCACCATGAAGTCGATCTTCCCGCCCTCGTTGATGTCGATCAGGTCGAGGGTCGTCTGGAGCTCTTCTTCCCAGTCCGTGGGCATAGTAGCCCCAGTCCCGTCTCGAATCGTTGACTTCCAGAAGGCGCCAGCGTCGCTGCTGCGATCAATACCTCCGAGCGTGTTGCTGTCGCTCACGAGGTTTCCGATACCGTTCGCCTCTGAGAGGGTTGTCGCGTGAGCTGTGCCAGACTTCCCGGCCCGATAAATCCTCCCTGCAGCCCAGTCGGCGTCAACGGCATCCCCGCCAATGGCGTTGGAGACTGTAATCGTTCCACGCCGATTGCCGGTGCTAGAGGGAGTCACCGACTTGATGTACACGGGGTCCGAGCCCCCGGTCATCGCGTGTGTGGAATCGCCGGTCGTGTATGGGATGATTTTCTGGTTTCTACGTAGAAACACCGTTGACTGGACAGGGATATTGGCGTCGGTGGTGTACGCGTCGACAGCCGAGAGGCAGCCGGTCCCATCGCCCCAGACGACGCGGTTCGCGTCGCGGGCGGTATCTTCGACGGCTCCGTTGATCTCGGAGTCGAGAGCGTCAGCAAACGCTGCGTTGTCACCCACCGTCGCTTCCATGACCTGGCCAGTCAGGGAGATTCGGGTGTACTGATGGAAGCGCTCAAATACCGCGCTCTCATACGACTGGTGCCCGTGTTCGGGAAGGTCTTCGAACTCGCCTCGGAATCCGGTTCCTTCGTTTCGTCCCGTTCGAAGCGCGACATAGAAGTCCTTGCCTCGATGCGGGACGGTCTTCTTTTCCATCATCGCCCAGACAACGTTGATGTTGTCGAGCTGGTCGCGAATCGCGTCCTGGTAGTCAACCTTCAGAATGTCGTCGGCAGAGCTAAGATTGAGTCCTGAAAAAACAGCCATCTTGCGGTCTCCTTGTTACTCCCTGTCCATCCGGTAACAGGAAACCTTTGAAATATTGTCTACTTCGAGCCTTCTGCGGCAATACGGTCTTTAAGTCGCTGTGCAATCCTTCCGCGTCGGAGGTCTTCCTTTGTCGCTGGGTTTCGCTTCGGGGCCATGGCCGCGCCTCCTCCCCCTCCTCCCTCTGAAGAGGTCGCGCTTTTCACTTTCTTTGAGAGATATTTCTTAATTTCGTCTCCGCCTCCCCCCAACCCCTGAAGAGCGTTCGACAAACGCTGAGAGGCGAGAGAGGCCGCTCTTTGTTTGGAGAGACTGCGGCTCCTGTCGGAGGCCATAAGGGCCGTGGCGTACTCCGAAATAATGTCTTTGAATGAGGGGTGCTCCTTCGCGAGCTCACTATTCTGGGCTGCGTCAACCATGTCAGTCTGAAAGAAGCGTCTCTCTACATTCTCCAAACGCGAGCCGATTCCACGCAGCTGCTCGAGCACCGGGTCGTTGTCGTCTTCGACAAGATTGTCTTCGACTTCAGCCTGCGGCTGGCTCTGTGATCGGTATCCTGCGATTGCGAGTAGGTCGTACTGGTCCTTCGGCATCTCGACCGGGACAGTTCCCCCATACTCGTCAGGCATCTCAATCGTAATCATCTCTGGACCGGACGGAGCAGGGGGTGCCTGGGGAACGTCTTCTCTCTCCTCCACTTCAGGCTCGAACTCGGCGACAGGCTCTGTTCCTTCGTCTACAGCTTCAACGGGTTCTTCGGACATTATATGCGCCCTCCCTGTGCGGCGTTTGTCAGGATGTCGAGCAGCTGGTCATCGCTTAGGCCCAAGGCTGCGGCGATCTGCTCTGTATTCGGTTCAACTGTGATGTTCTCGACTGGCATCCCCACCTCTGGCGGAGGAACGTCCTCTCCCTCACCCGCTGCGGCCTCAGCCGCGACCATCTCCTGCTGGATGAACTGGACGTGCAGGGCTGCATGCTCCTCAATCGCGTCTCGAGCGCCCTGCGGACGCAGCTCATAGTCAGGCTGCAGCTGCATGCGCCGAATCACCTCGAGGTGGACAGCATGGTCGTGCCAGTCTTCGACTTCCACCGACCCACCGATAACGAGCGTCTGCATCTCGCGGAGCTGTAGGCCCCTTTGGAGCTTAGGGAAGTCGAACAAGGAATCGTCTGGCCCCATCCCGAACATCCCCAGCACCTTGTCAGCATGGGCTTGTGGGTTGAGGTAGCCCATCCCCGTGAGGTCGCCGATAAGCGCCAGCTTGCCTCCCCGAGTATGCGGAATCTGGGATCCCAGCCGGACTACGACGTCGAACTGGTTCTGCCCCTCGATGTTCGCCTCGTCGCCCAGGAGGTCGGAGCCCTTGAGCTCCAATGCCTCGAGCAGGTTCGAGCGGCCGACTATGCGAATCAGCCGAGGCTCTTCGAGGTGTTCCGCGAGGATTGATAAGGACCAGGAACCCAGACGCCCGAGCTCGCGCTCGATGATCGACAGGGTGGGGTCGAGATTGCTCTCGTCTTGCTGCTGGAGGGCCTCGATAGCTCGCCCAGATCGTAGGTTCGCACGAGCTCTACCCTGCGTCACCTCCTGAATCGCGGAGGTGTCTCGGATATCCTGCTTGATCGCCTCCGCCCGGCGGAAAAGGTCGCCTGGGAGAGGAGGGATAGACATATAGCCGGGAGCGAGGCCAGGGATATACCAGACGTGGGATCCAGGTGGCCCGCTAAGCGCCTCAATATTGACCTCAGAGCCAATAGGGACGAGCACCTTCGGACGAATCGTCTCATTGTGGTGCTCGACGATCTGTGATCGGAGCCTGTTGTACTCGCTCTGCAGCCGAAGGGATTGCTCTAACGCGCAAGTCCCCCAGAGCCGACCGGGGACGTTCCGCTCTTTTATGTGGATCAGCGGAGCTTTGAGAAAACTGTATGGCAGGTCTTGGTCTGCCCGGCTGCGGTTCAGAACCTTCCCGTCAGCCACTACATAATGACGCCCACGCGGCGCGTCAGAGCAGGGGTTCACCCACAAGTCGTGAACGACGAGAGCGTCCTGCGTGGCCGGATCCTTTGAAAAGTTCAGGGTTGAGCTCGTCTCCTGCGGCCCAGCCATGTGCCGGATTTTGTCCTCGTAGAAGACAGACAGCTCGTGAAGCCCAGAGCCAGCAGCCACCTCTGCGCTGGGGTAACGATCCCGAACCCAGCTCAGGCTGCGAGACTTCGATTGGATCGACCACTTGGCGTCCTGGAAATTCATCGTCTCAGGGTCGACGTCCAGCTGGAAGGGGCTAAGTACCTCGTACCCGAGGTCTCCCAGCGGCACAGTCACGACCCCGTCTCGCGAGGGCAACTTCTTCGCTGCAGCCTTCACGTCCTGAGGCATATCTGCCAGGTCTTCCTTGGGGACGTCCATCCTTGGACCTCCCTTTGGATCCCAGAAGACCCGGATGAATGCGTTTCCGCAGACGGTCAGCCACAGATAGGCGTCATGGAGCTTCTCGTCCATGTCCGACTCGCGCCAATAGTGGCGAAGGGCAAGCTGCCCCGCGATGGCCGAGCTGACGTCCTCGTGGTCGCCCGTCGTCGGCATGACGTCCCACTCCGGGCGCTGCCGTGTGAGGAGCGACACTACTTTCAGGGCCTGAGGCTGGAGGAGATTGGCAGTTACCCGGACTCGTCCCTTCGCAGCCTTCGGGGTGAAAACTGAGTGGGTGTGCCGGTCATAGCTGATCCACTGGTGTCCTAAGTAGAACGCCACGTTGATCATCCATTGGCGCTCAAGCGCCCCGCGGTGCCTTTGGCGAGCACCCCAGCGTCCCTCAACGAAGCCGACAATGTCCTCTTCGCTGTTCAGGTCGATTTCGCTGAACTGCTTGGACTCTCGCGTCTTCTGAGGGTCAGACTTTAATCTCGATAGGGGAGACAATGGCTATGCGTTGATTGGGCCAAGGGGCGTTTCTTCGTGTGCAGCAAAGGGGTCTTCGTAAACGTCCCCCTCTACGATAGCCTCCTGGCTGGTCCTTATCCGGTCCCGTATAGAGCCCTCCCTCGGATCCCTGCTTGCCATATAGGCCGTGAAGTCCTTGGCCGCAAGCTTATCCAGGCTATCCTGCAAAATGGTACTTATTTTTTGATTAAGCTTGTCGGCTCGCCTGGCCTGGGCCTCCATAACCTCGGTCATCACCGAGACCTGGCGGGAGTGCAGGCTGTTGATTAGGTAGGCGACGAAGCCGATGAGTAGCGGGTATGCGACAGTCAAGGAAATGAGTGCGAAGTCCATTAGGCTGCTCGTCGAACCTCTATGATGAATTCTTCCCGAGAGCTGAATTTCGATCCAGCTGCGTCAGTGATTACAACTTCTGCCCGCATTGTTCCAGCAACAAGTTCCCCTGCCTGGAATTTGTAGCTGACCTTACCAGCCGATGCGTCGTCAAGCGTCATCGTCGCCGAGCTAACCGGCGTGGAGCCAGACACCCGCCAACGGATCACGGCGCTTCCGCTCGTGAGGTCTATCGCCGCAAGACTCTGGTCTTTGCAGGTGACTCGAACCGTAGGCTCGTTGCCTGCGACCTGAAAAAAACTCTTCATCCTATCCTCCCAACGATATCGCCTTGCGCGTCATCCACTGGGGCACTGACGGAGTCCAGCCTTTTGGGGGCCGCGCCCGTGGGGTGTTCTCGATCCTAAGGACTTGATCGAACGGCCAAGTAGAGGCGACGGCGACCCATCCCTGCCCGCTTTCCACGAGCCTTGCCTTCTGCCCCTGGATCTTAGCCAACGCCGCCTTCTCAGCGTCCGCTTTTGTCTCGACGCCGCGAACGCAGACGCGGGCACGCGCCGAGACCTTATAGACGTCTACTCCCCAGTTCATTACGGCGTCGCGTCCAGGGCAAAGACCCCATTTGCATCCCACTCCAGCGTGATGGTCCCGCCGTTTGTCGTGATCGGCGCACCGGGGAGGTCGATAGCGCATATTGCAGCGTAGTCGTTGTCGTTGTCGCCTACAAACTGCAGGATCAGCGCCGCACGCAGAATCTCGGAGTTCGTTCCTCCGCTGGCTGACCCCACATTGCCGAACGCCGTGTCAGTTGCAGTGAATTTCGTCATGTCGCCCCCGACAGCGAGCTCCCGACCACCTAAGTCCTTTCGGGCGTATCCGGTAGCGACAACTTCGGAGTTCTCCGTATGAGCGAACACGTCAGCGACGACCGCTTCAGTCTGATCTTGTTCGAACGTCCCGGTGCCATCGACGAGCGCTACCTGGAAGTCGCTGGTGTCGCCTCCCGCCCACCTGTCCCAGCCTCCGTTAGTTTCGGTTTCCGCGAAGACGAGTTTTACGCCTTTGTGATAAATGGCCATAAGTCTCTCCCTTAGAAGGTCAGATTGTCTTCGTTCATTTCTACATCGAATACAAGGTCACGGACACCTACCTCTGTGTCGAATACGAGGTCGCCGACGTTGAGCTCGACGACAATCGAGAGCTCAGGGATAACGACCCCTGGGGTTGCCCAGGCAGCGAGGACCGTCGCCATAGTGAGGCTCTGGTCCGAAGACAGAGCCGGTGCGGGCACGACCCAATTCGCAACCTGGGTCGACGCGGACAGTGTCCGCCCACGAGCGAGACTCGGCGCGGGCACGACCCAGTCAGCAGTTTGAGTCGTCATCGACAGGACGCGGCCCAGGGATAAGCCCGGAGCGGGTACAACCCAATCGGCGACCTGAGTGGTCATCGATAGGGTTTGACCCCCAAGCAGACTCGGAGCGGGTACAACCCAATCCGCAGTCTCGGTCGTCATCGACAGGGTGCGGCTCCGCGCCAACTCTGGGGCAGGGACAACCCAGTCTGCGACCTGCGTGGTCATCGATAGGGTGCGACTCCGAGTCAAGCCCGGCGCAGGCACGACCCAATCCGCGACCTGCGTAGTCATCGTCAGAGTGACGTTTGGATCAGCGACCGCAACCGAAGACCGCTCGCGCAGTCGAAACGGGGCATAAACATCCTCTGCAAGTCGCCGTATATCCTGATCGCGCCACGCGAATCCCCATAGCCCGCCCCACGCGAAGCCGCCCAGCCACGCCCCGCTGTTTACGGTGCTCCTCTCGCACAGCCACATGGTCTCATCATAGAAATCGTTGGGGACAAACAGGTTCCCCTCCTGAAATCCGTCTGAGACGCCGGGGCTAGTGATGTCCAACTTCTGGCCGTCGCAGAAAATCTTCACCTGCTCGTTCCCATCGAGAACCACAGAGATGAGGTGGTATCTGGCGTCAGCTAGGTTGTCTGTGTCCGAGTAGTGCAGCTGGGACTCAATATCCCCCTCATCATCCTCATAGTATGAGCTATCGGTCATCACACGGGCGTAGATCTGCCCGTCCTGCCTCTGCCCGATACGGAGATAGGAATCGTAAGAATCGTTGGTTCCCTTGCTCAGAGAGAAGAGACATGAGTCTGGCTTGCCATTTCCTCGCCCTTGCCAATAGGCGTAAGCGTGGAACGTGAACTCCCCCCGACTCCCCCTGTAATGGTCGTCGGTCGAACCAAGCCACTTGACCATACGTGCAGGGACAAGTTTCGGCTGTTTCCCATGCCCTGCGAGCGACCTGCCTTTTGACCTCCACGACCACACCGAGTCCGTTTCATCGAATGAGTCGCGCCCGCTGGGCTCGTGTGTATAGCTCGACGGAACCCAGTTGGATGCTCCACGGAATCCAGTGTGGTATTGCGGCGTCGACGTGCGCTGCTCTTGGTGCGAGTACTGACAGTGGTTCCCCTGCGGGGAGTAATCGTGGATGGCCGCTGTGCTCGCGAACTCAGCCCCGGCACTTGGAACCAGTACGTGGCTGAGATTCTGGCCTTCGCTCTTGGCGAACGTCTGGATGAGCTGCAAACAGCCGCGACCGTGCGCGAAGCGCCACTCTTGCTCGCATGTCGTCTCGTTCAGGGTCCACGGCACCCGGTCCAAATAACTCGGCTGCGGAATCGAGTAGTCGGGGACCGTCCAATCAGGGGACTTGGCGACTCGCCCCTGCTGCGTGGCTCCCTTCGGAACCTGTTCCGAGATTCTCCGCATGAGATCAGACCTTAATTAGCTCTTCGATCTCGAAAGCGTGCCCACTTGAATGGAGAGGATCGTCCGTCTGGTTCAACACCACAGGAGCAAAATATCGCTCCCACCAAGTGAATTGACCAGAGCCGGTGAAGTCGTTGCCGGTTTCGCCGTCCGCGTACAGGTTCCCAATATGTTTTAGGTTGTTCAATCGATCTCGGTCGGTCTCGCCTTCCTCGGTGCCGTCAGCAGTAAAGCCCCCGTCGATCTCGTTCTCATGGCCATCGCGAGCTGCCGCAGCGTACACCTGAATGGATTCGCCAGCGACTACCGCAGAATCGAATTCGACTTTTAGCCGCCACGCATAGACACCCGGCTCGAAAGACGCCCCCAAGTCTACTTTTTCACCTACCGAGTACTCTTCTGAGGCAAGGCTGTTGAGCCCCAGTTCATTCGCGCCACCCGTACTCCCGTCGTTCCATTCGATTGGCGTGCCCATTCTTAACCTCCTACCGGACCCCGGTCATTAAGTCCCAGAGCGCGAGAACCGCACCGAGCAGCTCCTCGTCTGAGCTATCGACGCCTATCGACGGGTCTGCGGCGAGTGCTGTCACGTAAGGGCGAGAATCGAGCACTCCCGAGCCCACGACAGTCGAAGCGCTTCCCCATCGGGCCTTGCCCGTTCGCGTGCTCGTGTCGACAGGCTCCTTGAGGATCTGCAATGCACACGTCTGAACAGCCATAGCGACTCTTTGTTTAAACTCTTCATTCTGGGTGAGTAGATACTGATCCTTGAAGGCCATGGAGTCTCCTTAGACTTCTCTTAGTGACACGTTTCTGGGTTGGCTCGGGGGCTCGATGTCCGGGAAAAAGGGAGGAGGTAAGTCCACAGAAGTGGGCTGAACCGAAAACCGTCGCCAGTATCGCCTCCCTCCGCGCATCGTCCAGACCCCGACCTTGCCCGATTGCAGACGGTTCGCGGTAGAGTCGAAGCACTCCGCTTGCCATCCCACCGGCTCCGGTTCCGTAAGCGGCCAAGACCGCGCTCTTATTCTTGTCTCCTCTTCATCCACGTCGACCTCGATTCGGAATGAGTACCAGGCTCCAGCCTGTGGGGTAACTCCTAGGTCGGTATCTCCACGAACCGTCGTACCGTGCGGAGAGATCCGTAGCTGCCCACCGCTCTGAGAACGAAGCCGATAGTACTTGTCGGCGACAGGGTACTGACTCAGGAAAGTCACTCCGAGCGAAGCTCGTGCAGTGCCGACCATAAACTCCCCGTAAAAGGTTTGGGAGCCTTCGACCACCTCACCGGAGTGAGAGTGGTAGTTTGTACCGGACGCAATCGCATAGAGAGTTTCCACTCCGTCCGTCTCGATCAACCCGAATAGAGAGTCGTCGGAGACCATTGAGTTTCCGGGTTTCGTCGCAGAGAACTCCTCGAAGCTGATAGGGAGCTCTGGGCCAGCGGGCTGCGGAGAGACGACCGCCGAGTACGAGAAGACTGCCGAGTGTACCGGGCTCGCAGAGGTGCCTGCTGAGTTCTCCAGCAGAAGGAGAACCCTGTAGTCGCCAGCCTGGACGCCCCTCAGATCAAGAGAGTCTCTTCGGAAGTCTGGGGAGGAT